CCGCCTAATAGAGTATAGTGTAGTGTCCCATCGTCGGCATATGCACTCCCTCTGTTGATTTTACACCAATTGAGAGCACGTTGCAGCAACTTGTCACGGAACAGCGTACAGTACACCCCAAACTCGTAGTCCAACGCTGGTCGCGTGACTGACTTGTCGAAATGTGATGCGTCATAACCCAAAAAGACTGGACGGCGAAACCGGCTCCACTTCTCAGATATGACCCTTCCACGTTCGGCAGCATTGAGTCCTTTCATAACTACAACACCACCGTAAACGTCGTTGATGCCACGAAAAATCTTTTTCTCGTTGCGCACCTTAAAATACGTAGCGAACCACGCTCGAGCGATGGGGTGCCGCGGTTGAATCGCTCGCGGCACCTTGGCTGCAACCCCCGGGGCATGGAACTGCTTGTCGCGTTTAACGAACACGCTGATCTTGCAGTCCTTCTCGGTTAGGTCGCGCACCAATAATTCATCAAACATTCGCGCATAAAGCTGCTTCTTCGAGCCTGAATACGTCGCCAAGACTTCATCTGGGGTACTCGGGGTCAAACTGCCAACAGCCTTCGCTAGTCGCCTTTTGAAATCACTCAGCGCAATAAATGCTCCAGGCACCGGCTCGTGGGTCGCGACTGGTTGGCCACCTGGTCCCAATGTCGCTAACACCCGGTACGAAACTGATGCCGTCAGGTTCCGTATCGTGTTGCTGTACATCGTCATGGCCTTCTCAGTGCTCACTGGTAGCAATTGCTCGTACTCGTCGTTCCTTACTTTCTCCAATCGATGTTTCACGACCAAAGCAACCTTCCTCACCGACTCCATCGGGTACAGATCCCCCCAAAATTGGGGGTCGTACAAGTTATCCGGTAGTGGTGGGTATTCGTTGCACGCAAATCTCGCTGGACAACCCTACACGAGCATAGAAGCCTCCGCCGCACGCAGGTCTGCGACGCGCTCGCTCGCGGTCTGTCTCAACCCGAAAAATGTCATCAATCGGTCGAATACGGACGGCGGAGCGGCCATGGCTTCCAGGGTTTCGAGGTGAGCGCAATCTGGAATAAAAGTAAGGTGGACCGCCTGGTCAACCACGCGAAGTCGGTCAGCGTGGCGCAAGTTTGGCATCTCATCACAGGCCTGGTTGACACGACTGCGCACGATACGCAGGTTGAGTGCCGTAAACGCCGGCACCCCCAGGGTGAGTTGCACTTTTCTTGCCAGTGCGGCGGCTAGGCGCGGGTATTGCTCGCCTGCCAACAGATTTTCGAGATCCGCCCGGTTAACTGCCTTGTCCATCAGTTTAACCAGGTGTCGGGACGCGGCTCTGTTCCGGCGCGCGCGTCTCGAATAGCATCGCAGAATCGCGATGGCCACCGCGGTAGAAGCGGTGGCACTCACAGATATTAGTAGGTTTTCCATAATCCATAAGTATAACCTTTTATGCCAGCTTGG